TGGTTGATCTGCTATGTTGAACTTTACTCTTGCCATTTTTTCCTGTTTGTTGTGATAATAAACTTGTCTTTTTCTTGTACTGACTAACAGATGCTGTCATTATACCTTTGCTCATTATTTTTTAACTAATGAACCACCAAAGTATAATCCAATAATAGCTGACACTAGGTTAGTATCTAATGGTGTAATAACAAAACTATTAGAAGATAGTGTTATCCATTTCATTACTTCTTTTTCTGGTATAAAAAAGAATGAAGGTTTAAATTCTAAATAACCTACAATCACACTAGTATCTGGTGATAATATAGGCATTAGTTTTGGTAGTAATACTATTGCAAATACTGCAGTTAAAGCTATAATTCTTCTGGTCCATTGGAAGCCTTTGTTGTCGTATTCTCTAGCTTCTTTAAAACCTTTTTGTTGTACCTCTGCTCTTTGTATAAGCATTTTTTGTTCTGCTTGTTTTGCTTTTATACTTTGCGACCAGATACTCATTACTCCACCTAATACAGTAGAGCCTAACATTGTTATCATTTCAAATGGCATTATTCTTTCTCCTCTAAATCCTTAATTTTAGATAGTGCATCCTCTAAATCTTTATTACAAAACTCTAGTTTTTGCAAACACCTTTTGTTAGCGGAATCTTTAGATTTATTAGCATCTTCTAGCTCTGCTATCTGACTTTTCAGTATTCTTACTTGGTCTTTATACTCATTAATAATATCTAACGAATTATCATTTGGCATATATTATTTTTACCTTTAGTTTGATTTGTTCTTTTGTTCTACCTCTGGATATAAGTGATCCAACTCTTTTTCTTTTATAGCCATCTTTGGCTGTATAGTCTGACTTCCTATAATTTTTAGACTTAACATCATAACCAGTATACTCACCTGTAGACATATTTAAAGTAACAATATCTACAGGACCAAGTCCGCCAAGAGGTGTAAATACTAGGATATTAGGGTCTTTTGCTAGTTCAATCTGTACTTTCATTTCGCTTATTAGACCAGTAGTTGCTTTCTTTCTTCTAGCCATAACAGCCTTAAAGTTAAAGTTTTTGAAATAATATAACTATAATTGTAAACATACCACCTATGAGAGCTGACATAGCATAGTACAAATGTTTTTTAATATCTTTAATCTCTGTTTCTATATTGTTTATTTTTTGATGAGTTTGTTTTTGCATGATACGACAAAGTTTTTCGTGTGATTCTATTCTTTCAAGTGCAGTATTTTTAGGCATTAATTTTTTCAACCTCTACTTCTTGACAATAAAATTTAATAAAAAATTTATATTGATTAAAATCTTCTGTATTTAATTCTTTTATTTTTTTAATAGATTCTTCATTTCCAGCAATTATACAAGATTGCCAATTATCATAAAACTTATCTGTCATTGGAAAAGGCTCTAAACATGAACCTGCAACTCCACTACAAAGGATCATGCTTAAAAAAAATTTCATTATTTTGGATTGTCTGCTTTTACTTTAGCAATAGTATCTTCCCAGTTAGTAGTACCATTAACATTATCCCAGTATTGCATATCAAGTTGATCTTTAATTGATGGATAAGCAGTTGCTCTATCTCTTTGATATTGGTTAGAATCATACTCTGCTTGTACCTCTACCATTTTAGCTTCTATGTCAGCTTTAGGAATAGGTGTTGTTCCATTTAACCAAGTAATTTGATTAATATCATTTGCATTAACAGATACTTCTGCGTTTGGATTTATTTTTAATATTGCTTCTATAATCATCCAGCTATCTCCATTAAAGTTATTGATGACATTCCTCTTGCTGTGTAATTAGCATCTGTGTTTCTATCATCTCTGTTTAAATAAATATTTAGTGTGCTACCAGAACCATTAAATAAATTAATACCATACGTTATAGATGAGGTACTTGATGGAGTATCAAGAAACGTCATTGATAAATCTTCTATTTGAAAAGTAGAACTAAAATTATTTCCTGTTGTTATTCTTGTTCTGCTTCCATCCGCATCTCCTCTTGCAATAGCTGTAGCATCTCTTTTTAATAAAAATCCCATAGAATCTCCTGTGCTATTTGAAGCATATCCAACAGTTAAAGTAACCATTACTAACACTTTATTTGAAGTAGAAGCTGGTGTAATAGATGGTTGTAATCCTGTTACTAAAGTTGAAGATAAAGAATTTCCTGAAATACTTTCACTATATGTATCTGTTTTTGCTACTTGAACAACTTGCAAAACCTTACCACCTACACCAGCTGGTAGAGCTGTTATGCTTGATA